TCCTAGTGGTGATCATTATTATTGGGATTCTCATACCTGTTTTACATCGTATCTTTATGATTCCTGTTTATACTCAGGCAAAAGGACTTAATTTTGTAGATGCAGAACTGACAGCATCACTTTATGCTATGACCTCTACTAAAAACGGAGTGTTGGGGGAAGAAGTTCCTAGCAATTGCACAGTCAAACTTGAAGATGAAGAACTTGAGATACACTCAATAGAATGTTATTCTGGGTTTGGTCAATCAAAGGCACGTGCTAAAGCAAACATCTTCCTCCAGAAAGTCAGTCTGTTTTCTGGTAACTTTCAAGATTTTGACCTAGATGGTTATGAAGACACGACAGGACTTCCAACTCATTATGATGAATGTTACTCTGGGTTTAAAGGTAATGCTGGATCATCATTCAAAGATGCTTCTTGTGACCTTGGTGGAAAGTATTTGATTCCGATGTTTAAAGAAATTTATTCTCTATGAATCACTCATTAAATATAAAAACTCATGATATATACATATGAATAATACTTGACGAGAAGAGTATAAGAAGATGAGAAAAAGTAAATGACTGAACACAGTACACGCCCCCTACTAAACATGGTAGGGGGTTTCCTAATAGCAATTATAACAATTTCAATTCCACTAATAATTTTACTATGAATGTCTTTACTGTTTACTCAAAGAACGGCTGTCCTTATTGTACAAAGGTAAAGTCTGCATTACAACTTGCAGAACTTCAATATATTGAACTCAAATTGGGAACAGACTTCCAAAAGAGTGAGTTTTATGATAAATTTGGTCAAGGATCTACATTTCCTCAAGTAATTTGTGATGATAAAAACATTGGGGGATGTATGGAAACTGTTAAATATCTGAGGGAGAATAACTTGGTCTAATGTATACTGAACTCTACGATGTTGTCGAAAAAACCATAGATTATGCTTTTGATGGTAAATACATGCTTAACATGTATGATTTTCTGAAGAGTAGTAAGACATCAAAGATTGACGTAGAAGAGTTCCTCATGAGTTGTACTGCTTCTGAAATAAAGTCATTGGTAATAGATCTTGAGGGATACTTAGAAGGTGGAAGTGACGAAACTCATAAACAGTTAAGAGAAGGTTACGGTCATCTTGGAAAACCTGAGGCAAGAAAAATAAAAAATTATCTTATCAATATTATCAATGATGCCGAGAGGTATAAAAATGAAAAAAGAACAAGAAGAAGAAAAAAAGTCAATAAATAATGAAGAGTTAGATCCCCCTAGAATAAATCGGGGATTTGAACTTGTACTTAGAAATAAAAAAAGGAGGGAACCACCAAAAACTTTTCAGATAAAGTTTGGAAAAATGGTTTCTTTCTTTAGAAAGGAGTTCCATTTTTTCTTAGATATACAATTTGACATAAGAAAAAAGGAGAGCTAAGATGTTAGCAGTCACACTTACATTGTCTACAATCATTTCAATAATGTTCCTTTTGGTGGGAGGAGTTATTGGATATCTTTTAAAAGAGTATGTGATTGAAAGAAATTCCACACTTATTCCAACACATCCAGAAATGTTTGATGAGAATGGGATGATCATTCCTGACGAGGTATTGGCTGTCAGGTTTGAAAATAACTTTGAAGATTTTGAATCAGAGGATTGACACCCTCCAATAAATACCCTAAACTGAAAAAAATTACTACGACATGACTACATCAACTAAATTACCTCCTAATCCCTTTGTATACGAAATTCTTGAACTAGTATCAAAACAGAGATCAAAGGCAAAAAAGGTTGAGATTCTGAAAGAGTATAGGTGTGATGCTGTTACTGCTCTTCTGATTTGGAATTTTGACGAAACTGTAATTTCACTTCTTCCTGAAGGAGAAGTACCTTTTAATAGGAATGATGTCCCAGTGGGTACAGATCATACTTCTCTTCGTAAAGAGTGGAGAAACCTTTATCACTTTGTTAAAGGTGGTAATGATAGTCTCTCAAAAACTCGTAGAGAATCTATGTTTATCCAGATTCTAGAAGGACTTCATCCTAATGAAGCAGATGTTCTTTGTCTTGTAAAAGATAAGGGTCTTTCTTCCAGGTACAAAATTACTCAAGATATTGTTAAGCAGGCATATCCTGATATTCAATGGGGAGGTAGGTCTTGAGCGATAGTATAAAATTTATCCATCAAGATTGTGATCCAAGTCTTGCCCAAGATAAAAGTCTTCCTTATAATTCGTATCTTGTTGAATATCTTCAAGATGGTATTACTAAGTTTGATATCACAATTTGCAAGAAAAAAGTTAATCTATTTGATCATTATTGGGATAACTATCGTCATGATCTAGTTAATATGACCCAAACTGAAGGGAGAATTAATCCTAAACTTTGGGGTAATGACAAAAAAGTAGATAAGAAAAAGAAATGAGTAACGGATTTGATATTAAGTTTGAAGGTTTGGACATGAACCAAGATCAGGTTCAAGCTCTTGTCAAAAAATATAAGAAGATCAAAAAGTATCAGAAGTCCAGTCTCTTTGCAGTAAAAACTATGGATGGGACAGAAGACTATGTGTCCCAACTCATTAAAGAAGGTGAAGAATACGGACCACTTGACTAAATAATCCATGGGGTTTATAATAATCCCATCGTTCAACCCTCAGGGGTCGCAAGTAAGTCGCGGAACGGAGCGTTCAGTCTATGATTCTCGAACTACTTCTTTTTGCTAAAGAACCAGACATGACTTGTCTTCAATGGAAGGAAGTCGTGGAAACAGTAGAGCAATCAGACTTGTCTGAGAAACAGAAAGATGCATTTCTTAGGAAGATTAGAATTCCTTCATGGTGCATTAAATCATAGACCGCAAACGACTGAAGGAACGGGTTTTAATTAACCTTAGTATTTCAGGAGAAACACAATGAACACACTTAACATGATTCGAAAGCAGATTCAAAAGGCATCTGCACTTCACGACGCACAAATTCACATGACATCCTATCGTGGTGTCAAGTATGAGTGCACTCAAGGTACCGATGAAAAACACGGTACATTCTGTTATCGTGGACATACTTACAACAAATGATACTTGTCATTTGTCAAACAATCTGTTATACTGGAGGACTATAGTCCTCCTTTTTTATGGAAAAAGACAAACTCAAAGTAATTATTAGAAATCTGAGACTATTAGTTGACGCATTGGAGTCTGAGGTGTATTCTGATGTTTCGGCATACACGAATAGGTTAGAAGAAACTCTTCCTCCACTTCCAGACTATGACGAGGTATTTGAAGATGACGAATGATGACTGGCGTTATTCTGAAGAGAGACTTAAACTCAGAGAACAATGTCTAAATGTTTTATTAAATAGATATGGTGGTACACGTATAGAAGAAGCGTCATATTCTACACAAGACATTTATGAGTGTGTTGACACTTGGATCTCACAAGGAAACAAGTTAAGTAATGGTATCGTAGCATACTTTAATGCATACTTCAACCATGAAAACAAAAAAAGCAATCAAATACATCCTTAAACATCCAGAACTTTTCACAGAAGGTGAAAGGTTATATGTTGAGAGAGTAAAAAAAGAACGTAAACAACTTAAGTTACAAAGGAAATATGAATCAAGCAAAACTGATATCAGTGACCCATGATGCTGAACAACACATTGCATATTGTGCACGTGTTTCTAATCCAAATAATCAGGATAGTGAAAAGTTTGCTGGTCTACTCAAGTATTGTATTAAACATCAACACTGGAGTATCTTTGAGCAAGCATTTATGACTCTTGAGATTGAGACCACGCGTGGTCTTGCAGCTCAAGTTCTGCGACACCGTTCGTTTACCTTTCAGGAGTTTTCTCAACGGTATGCAAGTACTAATCTTTTAAGTACGGACATTGAACTTCCTGAACTTCGTCGTCAGGATATGAAGAATCGTCAAAATTCTATTGATGATCTTGACCCTGAGGTTGCTGATAAACTTGAACGTCAGATGGTTACATTGTTTAGTTCTGCACAGAGTCTTTACAATCAAATGTTGGAAGAAGGTGTGGCAAAAGAGTGTGCTCGTTTTGTATTACCTTTGGCAACGCCAACTAGAATGTACATGACTGGTTCAATTCGTTCGTGGATTCATTACATTGAATTGAGATCTGCAAATGGAACTCAGAAAGAACACATGGATATTGCAAACTCTTGTAAAGCAATTTTCAAAGAGCAATTTCCTGTGATTTCAGAGGCTTTAGACTGGTAATAAATACTAAAATACTGTGAGGTTTGAATGGCAACATATCCGGTAAAAAATAAAGAAACTGGTGAAACCAAAGAAGTACGAATGAGTATCCATGATTGGGATCAGTGGGTAAAAGATAATCCTGATTGGGAACGTTATTACACCCCAGATAATGCACCTTGTTTGGGAATTGAGATGGGGGATCCGTTTAGTAAAATCTATACAAAACATCCAGGCTGGAAAGATGTAATCGGACAAGCCAAAAAACAACCAGGATCTAATCTCACACATTACAACTAAGTAAGTATGCCCGCTAAGAAAAAAACAGGTATTGGTACCTCAAATCCAGTTCCCTTTGGTATGAGTAATAGAACCATGAAAAGGAAGAAACCAATCAATCTTGATTATATTAAAAAGGTCGAACCGATTACAGAAAATCAAGAAATCTTTTTTGATAAGTATAAAAAACATCAGAACTTAGTTGCATATGGTTGTGCCGGTACAGGTAAGACCTTTATCACCCTCTACAATGCCCTTCTAGATGTCTTAGACCCCAAGTCACCATACGAGAAGATCTACATCGTCAGGTCTCTTGTACCTACCAGAGAAATCGGTTTTCTTCCTGGCGACCATGAGGATAAGTCATCTCTCTATCAAATTCCTTATAAGAACATGGTAAAATACATGTTCGAAATGCCTGATGATGCAGCTTTTGAAATGTTGTATAACAACCTAAAGGCACAAGGTACAATTAGTTTCTGGAGTACTTCTTTTATTCGTGGTACAACTTTCGACAATGCAATTCTTATCATTGACGAATTCCAGAACCTTAATTTTCACGAACTAGATTCTATTATTACTCGTATTGGAGAGAATTCTAAGATTATGTTCTGTGGTGATGCTACTCAGTCTGACCTTACAAAACAGAATGAAAGAAATGGTATTGCAGATTTTATGCGTATCTTGACTAATATGCCATCCTTTGATACAATTGAATTTGGTGCAGAAGACATCTGTAGAAGTGGTCTTGTCAAGGAATACATTGTTGCCAAACTTGAACTTGGTATGTAGATTTTTTTATTATGAAAATATTTGACAATTATGAGTTAGGATCTAAGTTACATCATGTATATAAAAATTCTTCACCTTTTCCTAATATCGTAATTGATAATTTTTTAGATAGTAATTGTGCTCATAAATGTTTCTCTGAACTTAAGAATCATAAAACATGGGGATGTGAATTACCTGACAACGATTATGTAAATCGTCATCAAGTAAATAAATTTTTTACTCCATATGACCCTTTAAGTTTAGAAGATTTATTTTTACAATCTCCTACAGTATTTGGTGTATTACAACATCTTAATTCTCCAAAATTTGTTAATTTTTTGAGTAATCTGACTGGTATTAAAAATTTGATACCAGATCCAGATTTTTTTGGTGCAGGTTGTCACAAAATTCAAACTGGTGGAAAATTATCTCTTCATGTTGATTATAATTTGCACAATACCACTAACAGTTTTAGAGTATTAAATCTTCTTCTTTATCTAAATCCAACATGGTTTGAAGAATGGGGAGGACATCTTGAACTTTGGGATCTTGATAAAAAAACTCTCGATAAAAAGATTTTGCCCATTATGAATAGGGCGGTTATCTTTAATTTATCTGATAAATCAGTTCATGGTCATCCACATCCTTTAAAAACTCCTCTTGGAATTGACAGATACTCTTTGGCACTTTATTATTTCATCAAAGAACCCAACCAAGATTATTATCCACGAAATGCAGTAGTTTGGCATGAACTTTAATCATATTGAAATTGACTATCCAACTCTCGACAGAGAGATGGTTGATGGTGTTAGATATTATGACACACCTGATGGACAAAAACTTGTCTCTATTACTTCGGTAATCAGCCACTATAATCGTGAAATTTTTACGAAGTGGAGAAAAAAGGTTGGTGTTGATGAAGCAAACAAGATTACTAAAGCCGCAACCAGTCGTGGTACCGATATGCACACACTGGTTGAACATTACATGAAGAATGAACCAATTCCGACAGTACAACCATTGTCTGAATTTTTATTCAAACAAGCAAAACCAGATCTTGATAGAATCAATAATATTCATGCTATTGAACAGGCTCTTTATAGTAAAGAACTTGGTGTAGCAGGAACTGTTGATTGTATTGCTGAGTATGATGGCGAACTCGCTATCATCGACTTTAAGACCAGTAAAAAACCAAAACCAGAAAAATGGATTGAACACTATTATGTTCAGTGTGCAGCTTATGCTTGTATGCTTTACGAAATGACTGGTATAATGGTGAAGAAATTTGTAATTATTATGTCCTGTGAGGATGGAGAATGTGTCGTTTATGAACAATATGACAAGAAAAAGTACATCAACCTTCTCGCAAAATATATTAGCGAGTTTGTTGAATTCAAACTACAGGAATATGTTAAAACCTGAAGAACTTAGTATCGATCAACTTATTGAGAATAAATTCTACAATAGTAGAACTTTTTCGGAAGAGATTGAAAAAATTGTCAAAGACAATATTGACATGAAGTATGTTGATGCTATAGTATATTTTTGTGAGAAAAATAATATTGACATTGAGTCTATTCCCAAGTTAATATCTAAACCTCTTAAGGAAAAACTTAAGTGTGAGGCAATGGAACTCAACCTCTTGAAACGAACGTCTCATGCAAAACTTCCTTTATGATTTCTCGTGATGAACTATTGATTATTTTGAACAAATAGATGATACCTAAAGTGAGTCCTTTCGATTGTTATAAATCCTATCTTGGATTAAAGAATCATTTCACAAAAGAAAAGTATGACTACCATCGTTATGGTGGCAAGTCAAGAGCTTCATTGGAATCTTTTTATAAAAGGAAGGATCGATTTTTCTTTGAAAAACTTAGTAGACAAAAAGACGATAGTGAAGTTATTGAATTTTTCGTCTCTAACTTTGTGAGTTGTGATGATCCTCAATCCCTATGGATTGGGGAAATTGTTCGTAATGGTGAACAAAATTATACTGATTGGAAACGAAGACTCCAATCATTGTCATATACTTTCAAATCTGAAGTAGAAGATGTCTTTAGTGGAAAAGATTTTGATGGAATGTTTAAAATTGAAGGATCCAAACATCCACTCATCGTAAAAGAATATCTTGGAAAAAGAGTCTCTCTTGAGACTTTGGTTCTCTTGAATAAAATTATCGGATTCAAAGATAACTTTGATAAAAAATTAACTGATCCTGTTTGGAAATTCTTATCCATGAGAATTGACAAGTATGATTCCTTTATACATATTGATATATTCAAATTTAAAAAGATATTGAAGGGGGTAATTATTGATGGCACTTGATAATGTTACGGTTCTTGAGAATCTCAAGAAACAAAGAAATGATATGGAACAACAACTCGAAGGTGGAAGAGAAATTTACCTCAAACTTTGTGGTGCCATTGAAGTATTAGAACAAATTGAAGACTCTAAAAGAGAAGAAGAATGAGTTTTTTCCAGTCAGAGATAGTTCAAACGGAGATGAGAGAAATCTCTGAGATTCAAGAACAAATTTATAAAAATGTATTTACATTTTCTTCCATGTCAAAGGAAGATAAGTTAGAACATGTTCAATTATTAGAACAGTTGTTAAAGAAACAACAAGTTCTTTATACTCGTTTGAGTCTATCTGACGATCCTGAAGCTAAGATGATGAAAGACAATATCATGTCTTCTGCAAAACAACTTGGATTTCCATCAAATGTTGATTTGACATACATTTTCAACAATATGTCTCATATCGTTGATAACATGAAAAAGTCCATAGAAGAGACTTGACACCAGCCCCCAGGGCGGTTATATTACGGGGGTGGTTAGGTCCCCCACCCAAACCTAATCAACAAGCCAAATACAAACTACAGGTAATACAAATGTCATTTGCAAATCTCAAAAAACAATCCTCTCTCGGTTCCCTAACTCAAAAACTTGTAAAAGAAGTAGAGAAACAAAATGGTGGTGGAGGCGGTGGTACTGATGACCGTCTGTGGAAACCAGAGATGGACAAAAGTGGTAACGGATATGCTGTTATTCGTTTCCTTCCTGCTCCTGAAGGAGAAGATCTCCCTTGGGTGAAACTGTTCTCTCATGCATTCCAAGGTCCTGGTGGTTGGTACATCGAGAACTCCCTGACCACTATTGGTGGTAAGGATCCTATCGGTGAACTGAACCGTGAACTTTGGAACAGTGGTAACGAAGCAGACAAGGAAACTGTCCGCAAACAAAAGCGTAAACTGTCCTTCTACGCTAACATCTACGTTGTGAAGGATCCTGCCAATCCTCAAAACGAAGGTAAAGTTTTCCTCTACAAGTTCGGTAAGAAGATCTTTGATAAGATCATGGAAGCAATGCAACCCGAATTCGAAGATGAGACTCCTATCAATCCGTTTGACTTCTGGCAAGGTGCTAACTTCAAACTGAAACTGAAGAAAGTCGCTGGTTATTGGAACTACGATAGTTCTGAGTTTGATCGTCCAAGTCCTCTTCTGGATGATGACGATGCAATGGAAGCAATTTGGAAGAAAGAGTACTCTCTCACTGCATTCACTGCTCCCGATCAGTTCAAGTCTTATGATGAACTGAAGAAACGTCTTGATTATGTTCTGGGCAATAAGTCCACACGTCGATCAACTGTAGAGGAAGAAACTGAGTATGATAACTACGCAGCAACAGAACGTAAGACAGTCACTGAAGAAGAAGTCATGCGAAAACTCGAAGACTCCTATCAATCTTCAAAAGCAACTTCTGACTTCAACTCTCCTGATATTACTATCAGTAAGGGAGACGATGATGAAGACCCAATGTCATATTTCTCAAAACTCGCTGAGTCTTGATTAGTAAGACTGCGTAAAAGTCAAAAGGGGGGGTAATTGCCCCCCTTTTTTATTGATATAATCTAATGTTTTCTCCTCGGACAATACGATCACTGACATATTGACTAGATCCTGATGTATATGGCATGATCTCCTCAATATCATCGATCACAATACCAATGTAATTTGTCTTCAATAAGTAGATATTTCTTTTCTGTTCCTGAAGTTTGGATTCGTATTCAAAGTTTGATACTGGATACACACTTGATTTTGTGATCATTTGACCAAGACCACTATCATAGAATGTAATACTATAATCACTTGGAACTTCTAATCCTGCAGGAACAATAGTTATTTTATTGCTATCTTGAATTTCAACAGTTTCATAATGTCTTGTGGCATTGATTTGTTCATATGATCCATACTTGTTAATTAGATAGTTATCAAAGGACTCTTGCGATAAAGGCCACTCTGTCTCAAGATTCATAATGTTATTGCATAACATAACTAACCAATCAAGATTAGCATCTCCATAAACTTCATATGCAACGTTATCAGGTCTTGCATCTCCTACAACCTGATACTTTGTAAAGAAGGTAAGATCCTGAAAGATATCTTCTCTTAGTTTTGCTCTTTTAAAAATATTTTTTACTTCTGTATAATCAGATATATTCTGACCATTTTTTGTTCTATCGACGTACTCAAAATTTGGAACGTTTCTAAAATA